CCGCTGACGATAGTCAGGACACCGGCGGTCGGTATGTAGGTCCGCAGCGCCCACAGCGGCAGGAAGAGCCTCGCGTGGGGCGGGTTTGTCGACTCGTCAATGTCGATCCAGGGTTGCGTGTTGCCGTCGTAGACAAACCCGTCGCTTGGGTCCGTCGCGACGATCTCAATCGGCATTTTCATGTGCGTCCTCCTTCGGATGGGGGCCGCCGGAGCGACCCCCGCCCGATTCGTTTCTGCCTAGAGTCCTGGTGCCACCTCTACTTGCTGCGTCGCCGCTGCCGTCGCGGGCCGCGTGCCGCGTTTGCCGTAGAGGACGTAGGTCACGGCCATTACGCTGGCGGCCGCCGCCGGCGTGCAGACACACCGCACGTACCGCGCGCTTGGCGCGGGAACGGTGATGATATACGTCTTGCTGCCGCCCGCGGTGTAGGTGACTTGCACCAGCGCGGCGCCGGCGATGTCGACCGCCGGGCTGAAGGCAGCGGCCACCGACCGCTGAATCTTCATGTCCAACGTCGCGTTCGTAGCCATGACGCCGACCTCCAGGATGAAGGTCACGCCCTCGTAGTCGGTCGTGTCGATGACGGCGCCGTTCTGCGCGCCCGAGCTGGCCGATACGGGGGCGAGCGCCTGCCCGATAAGTGAGTTGTCTGTTGGTCGCTGAAAACTCATGTCGTTCCTCCTGTCTATTTGCCCCAGTTTTCTTCAATCTTGATCGCGGCGGCTTGGCAGATGTCGTGGGCCTTTTTCTCCCCCGCCTCTGCCGCGCCGGCCATGAAGTGAATGCCTTTTGTACCGTGCTTCTTGATGTACTGAGCCAGCAGCCACGGCTTGGTCGCAATCCCGTGGGCCTCCGCCCAGCGTCCTATTGCCTTTACCGGCGGCGGCCTGCCGGGCCCACGCCCCTCTTCCACCGAGAGCGCGATACCTACCACAGACCTGGGCGGAGCGACGATCGCCGAGAGCGCCATGCCCTTGCCCGCGAACGATACCTTGATCACGTTGCCCAGGGTGCCCTTATCAGCAGCGTGCGGCTTTGCCCGCGTCTTCGCCTCTTGGCGCACGTACTCCGCCAACTGAGCGAGCCCCTGCTCTATGGGTTCGAGCACCCGGCCTAGCTTCGCCTGCAGCTTCTCGGCCCCCACCAACTGCACCGTCGTCTCGCCGGCCATCAGCAGCTCCCCATCAGCGGCCTGGAGTACATGCGTTCGATGTCCAGGATCAGTGCCATCGTGCTCGGTGAGCTCTGAATCGCCGCGTCGATGTTCTCCATGGTCATCGTGACGCCCGACTCCAGGATGTCCCGCAGTTGGCGCGTGACGGAGATCGTCACTTCCTTGATCGCGTTGGGCACCGCCGGCCAGCCGAACTTCGCCGCCACCTGGACGGCCCGCGCCTGCTCCGGCCAGACATCAAAGACGCCGTTGTTCGGGATGATCTCCAGGCAGTCGAACGGGCGCGGTTCCGGCCCCTTCTCGGCGTCCTGTGGCCCGACCCAGAAGTGAGTATTCAATGTCAGCGTCTCGTTCGCCTCGCCAAAGTCGTAGTCCTCGTTCAGGTCTACCTTGACGACCATTGACGTCGTGCTGGCGATGTCCACCGGCAGCCACAGCACCGTGTCGCCGTTGCCGTCGAAGGTGCGCGTCACGACCGCCGCGTCCTGCGTGAAGAAGCGGTGTAGCCGACGGTCCAGGTAGCGCGAGACAGCCGTGAGCTGGACAAGGATGGTGGCATCCACCGTCGTGTCGCTCTTGCCCACTCGGTCGCGGAATTCGGCCGCCGTCGCGTAGGGATCGCCAATAGCGGCTGGCATCTACCTACCCCTTCGCCGCCTCTTCGGTGGCTTCTGCATCGCATTCTCCGGCGGCTCAAGCGTCGCCGTCTCGGTCTCCGGCTCCGTCTCCGCCGGTGCCTCTTCCGCGGCCACTTCCGGCGGCTCCTTGTCGATCACCTCCGCCAGCCCGCGCACGCGCAGGAGGTCAGCGTCGGCTTTCGACAAGTCGGCGACGTCGCCGACCGCCCAGGCCCGCCCGCCGGCTATCGTACCGACTAGGATTCGCATCTTGACCATGCTTGCCTCCTCTTGAGGGGAGCCCGCCCGCTTGAGCAGGCTCCCCCCGTTGGTTCTGTTGAGCGTCCTACTAGGCCGCCAGCACTCCGAGTAGAGCCGCGAAGCTCAACGGGTGTCTGACGCCGATGTCCATGTCCTGGAAGACGATCACTCGGACCGTGCCCGCGTTGCCCCCGGTGTAGGGGTCGACCAGCACGTCAAGGCTTCCCCACATGCCGATCAGCAGGTCACCCCAGTTGCCGAAGAATACCGCCGAGCAGGTGCCCGACGAGCTCCCGGCCGTCAGGGTGTTGCTGACCTGGTTCGACACGAGCGCCGAGTAGCCGTTCAGCGGGGAATCACCGATGCCCCAGATCATCGTTGCGCTGTAGGTAGCAACGATGGGCGTGACCTTCAACTTGCCGCGAACCTTCGCGCTGGTGATGTAGGCCAGCTTTCCGATGTCCGCGTTGGCGGTGGCTACCGCCGTCTCCAAGGCGACCATGTGAGCCCACGTCGGCACGAGCCCGATGCTGGAGTAGTCGACCGGGGCGCCGATGCCCGTGGTGTGGTCGATACCCGTCGGCTGAGAGCCCGAGCCGGAGCCGTGAAGCGCTACGCGGTCGGCCTCAATGGCGACGATGGTCGCCAGGTCGTTCCGCACGAGCGCCTCGACGTCGATGCTCGACTGGAGCAGCAACTTCCGGCTGATGTCGGTGTAGGCGCCGCACGTCCTCGGCGACATGGCTACCTGCTCGAACGTCTGCTGCGATTCCGTCGGGGCCACGTTCTCAGCCACCCAGTAGGCCGTCCCGCCTGCCGACTGCCGGGGAATAGAGAAGTCCCCAACCAATCCGTCGAGGACGGTCGCCCCTGCCTGCCGGACGACCATCTTGTTACGCAGCAGGTCGATGAACGACCCGCTGTCAAGGTCGGTTGCGACGGTGAATCCGCCGGCGGTTGTCGTGCCCTTTAGGAGGTCACGCTGCTCGGAACGGGCAGCGGCCACGTCATGGGGAAGGTAGAAGGAACGCGGCGACTTGCCTACTAGCTTCGCCACGGCCTCGCTCGCCTCTCGCTCCAGCCCCGCATTCCGCCAGTCGCCGTCGGCGGCGGCGCGGATGGCCTTGACGATGCTGTAGCGCTGCACCTCGTCGCCGCTCATGCCGATGTTACCGCCGTCCTGGGGGTTCGGCTTCGTGGCCGGACCCTGGGAGGCGTAGCGCCCGCTGCGGCCTTCCAGGTCCTCAGCGCGCCTGATGCGCCCTTCAAGGGCGTCAGCCTGCTCGACGAACCCGGTGTACTGCGTGTTCTCCTCTTCCGTCAGGTCGCGGGTCTCGCCCTCTGCCGCGTCCAGAAGCGCCCTGGCCTGGGCGAGCAGCCCGGCCCGCTCTCTCTTCAATGCGTTGATATCCATGTTGTGAACCTCCGTTTGCTACTTGTCTGGCTTGTAGTCGCGTTCCTTGAGCTCCAGCTTTCTCTTGAGAAGCCGCGCAGGTGGGCGTCCGCCCGGCCCGTCGTCCGCGTCAGTCCTTGGGTGGGCGTCCGCCCGGCCTGTAACTTCGACGCGGAAAGCGTTTTGGAAGCGGAATGCTATCTCTTCATCGGTGAGCCCCACCAGCGAGTCGGGCGCAATGCCCGCCTCGATCAGCATGGCGCGCACCGACACATCGGTCTGAGGGTAGGCTGGGAAGACGACCGGCGACACGTCGAACAGCCGCGCCTCGATGAGCTCGCGGATCGTCTCTCCCTTCTGGGTGCTGAACTCGTCCTGGACGGCGGCAAACTGGAAGGATGCCTGGTCGACGTCGCCGCGCTGGATGCTCACCAGCAGGTCGCGGGCGTAGGTCGTGTCCGGCGGGTCCACCTCAAACGCCAGGCCCGCCTTGTCCTCCGACACGCGCAGGGTGCCCGACTTGGTGCGCCCCAGGATGAGGTTGCTATCGTGGTTGAACAGGGCGCGCACGTCTGCCTCCTGGAGCGTCTTGGTGAACGCGCCCGGGCGGATCCGCTCGCGGAACCCCTGGTAGCCGATGGGGTCCGAGAGCTGATTGAAGACGGCGGCGTGGCCGCGAATCATGGCCAGGCCTCCGTCGGCGCGTTCCTCGAGCTCAATGCGGTCGAGAGCGAAGGCCCGTCGCTCCAGCGAACCCGAGAGGGAGCGCTCGCGCAGCGGCGGTGGCGTCTGGTCAGCGTCCTCCAGGTGGCGCGCTAGGTGGCGCCAGATGCCCTGCCGGTCACCCGCCCACTTCGGCCGCGTACCGGGGGCCAGCCTTCCGCCGTTGACCACGCCGATACCGGTGGAGCAGGCCGTTAGGTTAGCAGCGCCGACGTTCCCGTCACCGTCGACCTCGTGGTGAATGAAAGCGTAGTCCGCCTTGGCCGTCCCGTCGGTGCTTCCGTCGCGCCAGGCGGTTGCGCTGGCGTAGTACTCCGGTGCCTCGCCTTCGCGGAGGCGCTTCTCATTCGCCGGCCCATCCCAGGCGTGATCCGTCGTGTCGGTCGAGTGCGGCTTGATTGCCGCTCGGTCTTCAACCACCGTTGTCATCTCGTCACCTCCGTCATCCCGGCACCACGCTGCACTCGCAGCCGTCGTGCAGGGGGGCATAGCCCACGTCGCTCACGGGTTGGCCGTCGGCGTCCTGGCAGATCGGGCAGGCGTTGCCGCCGGCGGAGATCACTGGCTCGTTACCCGCAGCCTTGAATGTCTCTACCGCAGCGGCGTTGTCCTCTTGCTTGGTTTCCCAGGTGGCCAACTTGTCGGGGCGCTTCTCGTTCCATTCATCAAAGCGACCTTGTAGGGCGGCGATGGGGTCGAGCCCCGCTGTTAGCGCAGCCGCAGCCACTTCGCTTATCTGGCCGCGTGAGGAGCCGACCCAGCGCCCGACAAGGGAGTCCGTGTAACCCGTAGCAAACGTCGTCATCGCCGGCGTCATGCCCGGCTCCGCGCCTACTTCGTCCGCCGCCGCTGCTTGAATCGCCTCCATGTAGGAGAATACTAGCGGCGCCATTTGCTTCCTCACGTAGTCGCCGTGAGTGCCGAAGGCGTCGCCGGTCCCGTAATACGCGTCAACGAACGCCTGGAAGTCCTCATGGCCCCGCGCTTTCCACGCCTTGCGCGCCGTAGCCATCACGTCCGCCTCTTCGCGCTTCACGATCCGCCCAGCGGCTTGGGCGAACAGCGGGTAAAATGCCTTTCGAAGACGGCGCCGGCCCTCTGCGCCCGCCGCTTTTTGTCGCGCGCGGAGGGATGCCCCCTGCGCCGGAACGGATTTCGGCGGCGGCGCCGGCGCATCGGTTGGTATCATGTTCAGCGGGACATAGTAGCTATTCCCGCCGTCTATGGGGTTCCTGTTCTCGGCGTCCCTGATGTCATTGGGGCTCATGGCGCCGATCTGGAACATCTGCGTGTAGAACGCACCGCGGGCCGCGCTGTCGCCGCGCAGCAGCCCGTCCACAAGGAACTCTGCGAAGTATTGCCCGCGATCCTCCGGCGGGATCAGGCGGTTGTTGATTCGCTGCTCTAAGCGCACCAGCCACGGGCGCAAAGTGTCAACAACGTGCTCGATGGCCTGCTGCTCGATGTTGGTGAAGGTAGCGTTGTCCAGATCCTGTATCTTATGCGGCTGCATCCGGTAGAACCGCGCGATCTCGCGTACCGTGAACTTGCGCGTCTCAAGGAACTGCGCGTCCCCCGGCGGAATACCGATGCGCTCTACATCCATACCCTCTTCGAGGAAGGTGATCCGATGCGACCGCGACAGACCTTGGTGGTTCTGCTTGTACTCCTTCGTCAAGCGCTTGAAAGCCTCATCGCTGAGGCCATGCGGAACCTTAACATAAGCCCCGGTGCTCAAGTCATTGGCGAAGAAACGCGCACCGAACTCCTGCGCGGCCATGCCAACGCCAATCGCCTCCCGCGCCAGCCCTACGGGAGAGAGGCCCGTCACGCCGTTGAACGAGAGGCCGGGAACGTGGAAGACTTGATCACCGCGCAGCGTCACGCCGCCGGTCGACCAGTCCAGGGCCGACGGGCCGGTGTTCACGCGATAAAGCAGCTCACGCGTCCGAGCGTCGCGTTCGACTGCGACGCGGTTCGGCGGCAGAGGCCACAAGGCCACGGGCCAGCCGTCGGCGCGCTCAATCTCCGAGAAACAGTTGCCCCAGGTGCAGAGATGAAGCCCATCCGTTTCCCGCCACTCATAACTCGTCTGCTCAGGATTCGGCGCATCGTGAAGAAGGGAGTAGAGCGGATACTCGGTTGCGCGTTCCTTGCCGGTCGGCGATAGACGCCGGTAGATCGGCAAGGGTAGACCGGCGAGGTCCTCAGCGATTACACGGCAGCACGCGAACACGGCGCTGAACATGAGCGCGTTGTCCGGCGTCACGGCAACCCCAGATGCGGCCAGCGAGCCGAGGTTGCCCCGTGCCAGCACCGTCAGGGCGGCGTTGAGCTGGTACTCGCGCTCCTCGCGCTTGCTCCGGCGTTCAATCGAGAAGGGAAGTAGCCTCATCCCATATGCCTCAATCCCCGGCCCTCATAGACGGAGGTGTCGTCTTCGTGGCGCATCACGCGGTCGAGCGCATTCAGCAGCGCGGGAATGCCGTCGATCTTCCCCGTCGACGCCGCCTTATCGGGCTTCTGGTTGCCAGCAGGGTCTTGCCTGAATGCCAGGTTGTCGACATTCCAGCGTAGGATCGGGTTGCCGCCGTGCCGCAGCGTACGCTCCAGCAATCGCCGCTGAAACTCCGCCGTGGGCCCGGACATTCCGGCGAAACCCTGGCCCAGTTGGGCAACCTTGAGGCCCTTGTCTTCCAGTTCCAGGGCGATGTCCTTGGCGTGCCAAGGGTCGAGGTTCAGGTCGACCAACTTGAAGCGCTTGGCGTCCTCCAGGATCTGGGCAGTGATGAACGGACTGCGGATCGTCGCGCCAGGCGTCGTCTTCAGCCACCCTTGCTGCACCCAGCCCTGGTATTGCGTGCGGTAACGGTTCTCCGAGTCCTCCAGCCGCGCCTCGGGCACCCAGTAGCGTATGAGGATGTCGAGATACCCATCGTCGCGCGGGAAGAGCAAGGCCCAGCTCGTCATGTCGTTCGTCTCACCCAGGTCCAACCCGCCGAAGCATGGGCGGTTCGCCAGTTCGTCTTCGCGGACGATCCCCGCGTTCTCATCCCAGAGGCCCATGTCGATAGCACGATCCGCCTGCGTGGTATGAGCGTCATTCTCGTACAGGCGCCGGAAGGTGTTTTGCAGCGACGGCGAGCGCTCTGCCCTCTGTGCGAGTGCCTTCATTTCAGCGAGACTCCTGAACGTGCCGAGGCCGGGGTTGCAAGCCTTCCAGACCTTGCGGTCCTTCCAGTCGTCGCCTTCCTTCGGCTCTCGGATGTAACTGAAATAGGTATCATCCTTGATCGTTCCGTTGAGTACCTGCCGCGCGTAGTCGTAGACCTCGAACCATACCGACGTCTGATCCCAACCCGCCGTTGTGATGGCAATCGTGAGCGGCTGTGCCCGCGTGCCTGAACCCGTCGTCAGCGCATCCCAGAGGTCGCGCCTCGGCCAGGCGTGGAGTTCGTCGGCTATCACCGCATGAGGGTTGGAGCCCCAGGAGCCCGGCGCGTCGGCCGCAATCGCGCGGTAGAAGCTGCCCGTCGCTGGGTAGAGAATGCGTTTCGTCGAGTCGATGATCTTGGCGCGCTTGGCCAGGCCGGGATTCCGTCGCACCATCTGCGCGGCAATATCGAACACAAGGCTCGCCTGATCCCTGTCGCAGGCGGCTCCGTAGATTTCCGCGCCCTGCTCGCCGTCCGCAAACAGCAGGTAGAGCGCTATCGCCGCGCACAGCGTCGACTTGCCGTTCTTGCGCGGGACTGAGATATACGCTGTCCGATACGCCCGGTTGCCGTCCGGCTCCAGGGTCCCGAACAGCGGGGCAATGATCCCGTCGCGCTGCCAGGGCTCCAGCTTGAACTTGACGTTCGCCCAGCGCCCCTTCGTGTGCTTCAGCGCCTCGATGAACCTGATCGCCCGCGTCGCCGCCTCTTTGCTGAAGTAGGACTGCTTCATTCAATCGAAGAACTCCCCCATGTCGTCGTCATTCGCCTGCTTGGGCACCTGGATGCGCGTGCGCGCCGCCGGCGTGAAGCCGAACTCCGATGAGAAGGCGCGAATCTGGAGGATGGCCTTGTCAGCGACAGCGAGCCAGGGATTCTTGACTCTCATTCCCCTAGACTGAATCACATATCCCTCGGCCTTCAGGGCCAATTCCGCCTCGCGCCACCGAGCCCATGCCTGGCAGTAGGCGGCGAGTCCGGCGCGGTCGACGATGGTCATCAACCCCATGCGCTCCAGTTCAGGAACGATGCGCTCCCATTCGGTTCGAGCGGCGCGAGCAAGGTGCGACGGGCAGGACGGTGTGATTGGCGTGGGCTTCGGCTCGCGCTTGTTCAGCGGGCGCCGGCCACGGTTGCCCTCAATGACCCGCAGGGCGCTCGGCTTTGGGGCTGGGCCTCTCTTACCCATCTCGAGACCCCGCGTTCAAAACTTGCGCCCGCTCAAGCGAGACTGCCGCCCGTTCGACATTTCGCGATGCGCTAGAGATTTCGACCGCCCTCCCCCTCATCTTTGCGCACGCATAGGAGCACCAACGCTGACCCGATTGAGGGTCAATCAAGAAAGTCTCGCCACACGATGCGCACACCCTTCCCGTCATACCGTCGCCCTCCCCCTCCCCCACCTCTCGCCCGACGCCGAACTCTTGCTTGAGTGACAGCGAAGGCACAGCGGTTGCAGGTTGGAAGGGTGGTCGGTTCCGTCTTGCGAGCGCGGGACGATGTGGTCGATGTGCGAGGCGGGCGCGCCACACGAGCGACAGCGCGGCTCAACGCCTAGAATCGCACGGCGAAGGGATTGCCACCGCGGTGAGTCGTAGAAGTTGTTGCGTTGTCGGCGTGCGCGTTCGTAGAGGCTGGCATGTCGGAGGCAGAAGCGCCCGCGTGTGAGCGCGGGGCAGCCTGGTTGTCCGCAGGCTTTGAGGAACTGAGTCATTCGGCGCGCCAAAGACAAAAGCCCCTATGCGCGTAGGGGCCACGATGCGCCGGGGCACGAGGCTAACTTATTCTGTCGCAGCTATTATACGCGCTTTGTCAAGTGGTGGGCTGCAATTCGTCGCGTGACAGCGCGGGCAGACCTTCTTCCACGGGCGCGCCGCCTCCTCAAAGAGTTTCTTCTCACAGCGCCAGCAACGCGGTTCCTTGTCGATGATGGGGTCGCTCACCTCGGCTCCGCCTCCACCCGATGCCCGCACAGCCAGCAACGCCAGCCGCCGCGGAGCAGCCGCTTCACCCAACAGCGGCGCCGACAGCGCGGGCACCCGTGGGGCCAGGGCTTGACGCGCCAGCTGAAGGGTTGGTCAGCGGAGATCGTTGATCTTGCCATCATAATCACCCTGGTGGTAACCGGCTCTAGCCCGTCGCTTATTAGCGTCGCCTGTTATCCTGGAGGGCTGTTTGCTAACACGCTTGT